TCTTGGATCTTTCGACCCTATCCTTCAAATTATATCTCTTATCTAATTAGTTTATTCTTTTGTCTTTGTGCCTTTATGTAATCTTACTTTAAAAAAACCTTTTTTATTCACTTTCTGCGGGGAACCAAGGTTCCCCCGCACGCCCCCTCCTTTGAGACAAAATTGATTCTTTTAATTGAATGTGAAAATAATATCACAATTATATAACTTTGTAATATTAATCATGGTACGCAATACAACTGGTGGTTCTAAAACAAAATCATTTGCTAGAAAATCAATACAACCAACTACCAGTATAGTTGATTATTCTCCAAAAGATGAATTGGAGAAAATGGCGGTAGTTACAAAATTATACGGTAACGGTATGTGTCAAGTTATCACAACAGAATCTCCGCAATTGGATTTAATGTGTCATATAAGAGGTAAGTTTAGAGGTAGGTCCAAAAAACATAACATGCTTTCTGTAAATTCGAGAATAGTCATTGGATTACGAGATTGGGAGAGTCCATATAAAAACGCTGATCTTATTTCTGTATTATCTAGTTACACTGATTCAACCGCACTAACTAGTGATAGTAAAGAAAAACATACAAATGATTCATTTGTATTTTCCAACGAAGAAACATACGAAATGGACGAAGTCCATCCACAAAAAAATCCCGATACAACAAAAGCAATTTATGAAGATGAAATTAATATCGACGATATATGAGTGTCTTCCATCCATCCTAGTTTAATTTTAGAAGCAATACCATAAGCGTCGATTTTGTACATATGAATTTTGTACTTCTTGTATATATCCTTTTTTTGTTCACTTTTTAATTCCAATATCATTTTTTCCTTTTCCAAATACAAAGTATATTTATACATACTGACATCATTCACTAATATATCTCGTATACCAATGACATAAGCATCATGGGATTCAGTTAACATATCAGGACGTGTCAAACATTTCCGCATCGTTTCACATTCTCGTTCCACTTTGAGAGATGATTTCATTTTTTCATTTAATACATCCATATTTGTGATCCATTCATTTAAAAAACAATTCGCATCTTCCGACATAGTAGTAACCAATGAAAACCGAGTAAAAAATATCATTTGGTTTAAAAGATCAACCAATCTACGTATAGGGCTAGTCATTTGAGCGTATGTTTTTATATTTAATAATTCATGGTCTAACTTGGCATCTTCCGAAAATATAACATATTGACCACACATACTGCTCCAATGATAGATAATACGTTTGATATCTGGCGACATATCTTTATTATCAGGCGATTCAAGAAAATTCGTCACAGGATTGGTAGAAAAAACAGAACGATAAATACCTACATTATGGTCAAACATATGACTTCCGCAATATGTATTCATTAAAACCATCCAAAACCCTACTAATCCATGACTCTCAGAAACACAAGGATCCAAATTTTTGGTCAATTCTAAAAGACATTTATAATGAATATTTTTCAACAAGGAAGATTCTTCGTAAACATAATTCTTTTTTACACGGATAAGAACGTTGGAAAATTTTATTTTAGGGTTTGAATAATCGTTATTAGAATAATTTATATCCATACAAAAAGCGAATCTTTTCTGGTTTTCCAACAAACTACATAAATTGTCCGATAAAATAGTGGGAAGCATGGGTCTTCTCTTGTCAGGAAGATAAATAGTTGAAACCCTTTTTTGGAAAGATTTCCATAATCCGAATGTTTCCATCCAAACAAACACATTCGCGATATATATACTTACTGTTTCACTTCCATCTGGATTTATTTTATAACAAAACCCGTCATCATAATCAAGACTGTTCTTAGGGTCAATGGTGAAAACAATTTCATGTGTACGATCCTCAATAGAAAAATGTGTATTGTTTTGTATTTGTTGTATATATTCCTCCGTTTTTTCAATATGAAACAATTTATGTGTCTTTTTGGAAAAATCCTTGTTATTCGTATTTAAATTTCTACAATACAATTTATATTCATAAAATGCCTCCAAATTTGATACATCACCCAACGTTTCAACAATGATACCTCTAGGATGTTGGTATTCCCAACTGTCAAAACGAAACACAATGTATTTATCCTGAATATTTTTAGAGAACCCCAGCTTGATATCATATGGTATCAAAAAAGCAGGTAATCGTTTATCATCTGGAATACATTTATACAATAAACGTTTTTTATTTTCGCTTCTACCATACGTTTTGTTGTTTTCCAATAACAAAATACCAGCCAAAGATGGACATTCACGAATATAAGAATATACTAGTTCTCCATTTTCACAAATAATATCATTATTAAAAATCCGTTTTTCAAGAGGATTGAAATGGGACAACATAGTATCATCGATAGATATATCATTTTTAGTATCCAAATCATGAATTTTCCATGACATGTAATTGCGATCATTCACATAGACTCGCCATGATTTCTTGGTTTCCATATAGTGCGATTTTGGAAAAATGTTCGTATCTCCAAATTGTTTTGATACGATTTTTGCTACATAAATAATGTTAATAATTTTTTATGTCGTTTATATATATCGATTCATCATGGACGAAAGCAACAATAGTTATATAATTATTTTGGTATTATCAATTATATTCGCATTTTTATCCTTTATTATAGAATATAATCATCCTATCATAGAAAACAAACATATTGATAATCTACCCAATGTAACGTTTCTGAGAATCATACATTATTATATTACAATATATTTTGTATTTTATATATTATTTTTTCCATTGAGTGGTATTAATGGTATCATATATTTATTAGCCAATTTAATATATAATTTAGAATGGATTTTTTTAAAATGTTGTATCCTCAGTTATTATGAATTACATCAATATTCTGATATTGATTTTTCTGAAATAAACGTTCATTTTCATCCACATTTTTCACTATTTTTGAGAGATTATACAAATATTATCGCGAAAATTATGGGTTTTATCATGTTAATAACCATTGGATTGGTACTTTTCTTCAATAAACTACTATCTCAAGAATGGAAATTATTGTTTTTTATCGTGTTCTCTTATACTGTTTATGTATGTTCCACTGGTTCAAATCCTTTTTGGAATTTTTTGGAATTTTTGAATGTAGAATCCAAGGTTGAATACATGAAAAAAATCATTGAAATAACAGAAACGGAAAATAAATATCCTGATAAAGACGATTTTTTCTTCCAATATTTCGCATATTAATTATGTTGTTATTGTTGTCCAATTATGGATAGGCATGTTCTCGAGAACTTCCCCCCAATGTTTATATTCAGGATGTTGTTTCACATAATCATTGACATTGAATGTACGTTTTCCACACGAACTACCAAAAATTCCTTCGAACTGTAGGTTCTCAGCCATGGCCGAATCCAATACTTTCCCATCAGTACAGCTATAAGGTTTATATTTTGCGTGTGGGTCGCGTTCCGGATGTTTACATATTCCATTTTGATTCATAACACTTTTACCTAGATGAATATCATAATGATCCGAAATCACATGTTTGGCTATTTTACTATCAATCATACCATAATATTTTTTATTCAACAAATCATTCAATCGATAATTACGATTGCCGCATCGAGAATTTACATCATTGAATTCGATATCTGTGGTCTCTTTGCTACGAAGTTCATAACTGATAGTTGAATTCATTCCATAAAAAACACCATTGAATGTTCTCTGAATGTTATGAATTTTTAATCCTAATTCTAACAACATAATCTCCTGTGTTTTTGTATTTCCGAATAACCATGAACACGCATAATCTCCCGCGTTTTTATGTAACATTATTTGAGAACATTCATCTAGAGAATTAGCATACTGAATGGCGTGTCGAATACGACAAAAAAACGGTATACCGAATTTTGATTTGTAATTGATATCAGCAATAGTGGTTTCACAACATACGATACCAGAAGATGATATATACCAATCAGCCACACTGGAAATTAATCCTGCCGTAGTCTGCATGATGAATTCATTACCTTGCGTTGGCGTTATTTTGAGAACAATATTTAATATTTGCCCCGAAGCCAAATCCGAATGAACATTGTGGGCCATCACTATTTTTCCATTTTTGGTGGCTTCTCCAGTGGCAATAAATGCGCTACATCTGTGAATATGTTGATTACCTTCTTTGAAATGGGAATACAATGACATATATGCGTTCCATCCGATGAGAATATCCATTGAAATATCTGTTCCTGCGTGTTTTGCTCCATTGTGAATACCACGTATTTCGTGCCAAAATTCCGGATATTGTTTTTGTAATATAGGAAACATGATTTTACGGTTGGCCTTTTTGAATTTTGTATAATCAATCTCCATTTGATATTTGACTAAAAATGGTAATATTTTCTTAATACGTTTTAATTCCTTGGAAAGTAAATAACCATGCGCATACCCTCTTTCGTATGGTTCTCCGTAAATATGAACCATTTTCCATCCTTCTTTTTCTCCGGTTATTCTTCCTTGAATACGTTTATTTTTACGCGTTTTGTTATTTTTATTTTTTTGTTTATGTGACATAATATGTTCAATATATAATATGTTACGACAATTACATCAAAATCATTCCTCCGATCAAAAAAAACATTAATACAAGTGGGAACAATACGAAGAACCATGAAAGTGCCGGAGCGCCCGCACGGCAAATTAAATTCAAAATCCATGTCCAAAAGAGGATATAGATAATTTTCAATAAGAAAATCATGGTAGTACTGGTTACATCGCATGAATACATACCGATACAGTAAACTCGATTATCAAATGTATAAAAGTTTTGAATAGCTACAATAAAAATAAAGAATACAGAAATGACGAAATAAACATATGCTGGTGTACACCAATTTTTAATTCCTTGAATGGCCATTATATACAATAAATATATTTTTTATTTTTTTGAAGAGCTGGATGTAGGAGAACGCTTCACCAATTCATACACAATTAAAAATGCGAAAATGATAATAATATAAGGTAACAAGAACAAAAACCATGCTACATTATTATATCCAGAACGGCAAATAGTATTTAAAATCCATGTCCAGAAAATAATAAATAAAAACTTGGACACGATAAGGAACGCAACACCGGGTTTGGTACATTTTTCGTCGAGACAGAAAGTATTCATATCAACGCTACCGGTAGTTAAAAAAACGATGGTTATAATGAGAAACACGATAGAAATAACAAAATACAAATACGCGGGTGTACATAAATTATTCAAGTTCGTTAAAGATGCCATAATTATAATATTTCATTGCATTAAAATATTATACAGAATAGAGATTAAGCTAAAGGCGGGTTATAATAACCATAGGGTTGGTCTAATACTGGTTGACTTACCGAACTATTTGAGACAGTACCTCCTAAACCAGTAATCGTATTCGCTTGGACACCTGCACCATTTACCGCACCAAATGAAGTAATCGCACTCATATTCGATCCTGAATTCATGATACCACTATATGCATTCGTTAAAAAACTCATTCCACCTTTTTTTGTTTTACCTAGTCTTTTTTTATTTCGTCGGCGCGCTCCCCCAGAAACACGACTAAAATCTCCAGCAAACCGTTCAGCCACTTGTGAAGATGGATTTTGTGGGTCGTTTGTCAAATCACCATTATAAGCGTAAAAAAACTTTGGGTTAACGTTTTCTAAATTCAAACTACCGCCATATTTTTTGGAATTACAACCACATCCACCACCTCGTTTATTGGTGCGACGACGCGCACGACGATTATTTTTCTTATAAGAACGTTTTTTGTATTTACGAGTGGCCATTATACATTATACATACATATTTATTCGATATCTACATGTGTTAACATGTGTCTGCGACAACAAGCATTCAATAATTGTAATTCGTCTAGTACATATCCTTCGGCCGTTTTTTCAACGTTTTTTTTCGTTAAATAAACTACTTTATCTACATCCAAGCCTTCTTTCATTTTACGCTGTTTTACCTTGTCTTGATAATATCTGTATTTGTCTGCCAAAACATTACCACAAGTGAAACATTTAACTGGAATGATCATTTTGTATATGTAAACAATATATATTATTATATTTAATTTCAATTTTCCTACAAAATATAATCGTATATTATAACCATGAAACACTATATTTATGTATTTTTAATCATTTTTTTATTATTTCTAATTACATTCAATTTTATAAATTCATATCAAGAAGGATATACTTCTAGTTATAGCGGTCCATCGGGTCTTTATTCCTCCATAAATACTTCAAACCCTATTTATAATAAAACTGGTAAAAATGAGAAAGACCGTCAACAAGCAATTTATGATATATCTAGATCCCCACCTGCTATGTCTGCTCCCTCTATGCTACATAAAACGTCATATCGTGGCATCGACGATTTCAATGTGGTCTATCATGATTCCGCAGAAGACATACAAAAACAAATGGGAACCGATCCATCTGCCAATTTAATTATGGTTTTAGATAAATCAGGTAAATTAGTTCAAATACCCATTTCACAGACAGCGAATGATACTACTTATTATGAAGAAGCCAATTTGCGATACGAACCCAGTAATTTTGTTCCAACTTATGAAGACACTGTTTATTTCAGTAAATTAACAGGACTCGGATATCAAACACCAATTTAGATCATTTTTCTCCCTTATCGCTACTGAAAAATACTCCATAACATAAACTTCATAGTTTTGAAATATAAATACAAAAAAATATATAATAATATGTTTGTATTATTGTATAATAAAATGTTATCAATATTGTTATTCATTCCATTGATGACATGTGTCGCCTTACACCCTATACGCCAGCAGATTACCATTAAAAACCTCATCAAAGGAATCGAGCGTTCTGATTTTGATACATTATATTTTAATCCCGATATGAGAACCGTGGTTGCTACTGACACAGAAATGGATATTCAATTCACTACCAATATTTCCCCATTACTTACACAAAAATTAGTGGATATTTCACTACAGCATAATGTGAATCCGGTATTTGTAAATCCTCCGAATAACGAACTATTCAATATATTTTCAATCATTCCTAATCTATTTTTTGCGGTGATTGCTCTTTCTTTCTTTCGTTCATTATCTGTAATGTCCAGTATGATGAGCGGAGATAGTGGGGATCAAAACAATGGCTTGAGCAGATTCATGAATTTAGGTAAGAAGAATCTGAATATGGACAAAAATAGTAGCGTACAATTTTCGGATTGGGCAGGTTCTCAAGAAGTATTGGAAGAATGTATTGAATTTGTTTCTTATTTGAACAAGACTACAAATTACGAGGCAATGGGTGTAAAAATTCCCCGAGGAATATTACTCGACGGGCCTCCAGGTACAGGAAAAACATTGTTAGCCAAGGCAATTGCGAATGAGTCGTCATCCGCCTTCTTTTCAGCGTCGGGATCGGAATTTGTCGAAATGTTTGTAGGCGTGGGTGCCATGCGTGTTCGCAAACTGTTTGAAGATGCGAGAAAAGCCGCACCATCTATCGTGTTTATCGACGAAATAGATGCGATTGGAAAACAACGTGGTCGGGGTGGAATGATGGGTGGAAACGACGAATCGGAACAAACCCTGAATCAATTGTTAACAGAAATGGACGGTTTTCAAGAGAACGCCAATGTGACAGTGATAGCGGCGACCAATCGCGCCGACATTTTGGATTCAGCCCTCTTACGCCCCGGACGTTTTGACCGAATTATCCGTATTCCGTTGCCTGATATGGTGTCTCGTGAAGCCATATTGAATTTGTATTTGAAAAATAAAATGGTAGATAATACAGTCAATATAAACGCTTTGGCGAAATTAACATCAGGGTTCTCAGGGGCGCAGCTGAATAACCTGGTAAATGAAGCCGCAATTATTGCAGCGCGTTCGGGTGATTTGATTATACGCGGACGTTTCTTGGATGACGCCTTGGAGAAACTATTGATTGGTATCAAGAAACGCGTCGATACACGTGACGATGAAACCAAGCGACGTATTGCTATCCACGAGATTGGACATGCGTTTATCGTACAACATTATCCCAATTATTTTGACCTACAAAAAATTTCGATTCAACCCACATATTCTGGCGCGGGAGGATATACCATTTTTACCGAAAATGAAACGATTGGTGAAAATGGTCTTTATACCAAAGATTTTTTGAAAAAACGATTGATGGTAGCTATGGGTGGAAAAGCGGCCGAGGCAGTCTATTATGGTGAGGATTTTGTCTCAGTGGGTGCGTCTATGGATTTGAAACAGGCCAACCAATTGGCACGCGAAATGGTGGAAAAGTATGGTATGGGTGAAAGTTTACGAGTTTTCTCCAAAGAGAGCGGTTATGGAAACACTTACTCAGAATTGACGTATACTAGCACTGACAAAGAAGCGCTAGAATTAGTGAATGAAGCTTACAAAGAAGCTGTTATATTAATTACTGCGAATAAATCCAAGACGGATGTGGCAGTAGATTCATTGATAAAATCAATTATTATGGATACAACACAATTTTTGTGTATTTTAGAGAATTGTGACGATACATGTGTGTTATAGAAAAAGGATACACTATAATTTTATGTATAAATCCAGAGAATTCTCTGGATTCAGAATATTTTTTCCTGTAACTACCCATTCTAATATATCATTCACCTTTTTTATTCTTTTATTTTCTTGACGTTGTGTGCCATATTTTTCAATGAAATTTTCAATTAAACCTAATTTACTAGGGTACAACGGTTTTGTAATAACATAATCCACACCGCTTTCTATAAATTGAGTTATTTCATCCTCTTCTCCGGTAAGTCCAAAAATTAATTGATTATATGACATGTCACGTATTCCTTTTGCACAATGTAATCCGTCCATAATAGGCATTTGTTTATCCAAAAAAATGACATTTAATGATTTGATGTATGTTTTTATTTTGTGAATCGCATCAGCACCATCGGTTGCGGTATAAATATTTTTAAATATTTTAATATTTTGTAATATTGTGTACATGAGTTTACGTGTTAATAGATCATCATCAACTAACAAAACATTATATCTTTCACTCATTATTTCAATCTTATTAGCGCTGACATTTTCACTCACATTTTCACTCACATTTTCACTCACATTTTCACTCACATTAACACTCACCATTTTTTTGTTAACTCTCGTACCGTTAATATGTGTAGATATTTGTAGCATAACATCATCACATAAATCCATAGTTAGTGTTATAATAAATTTATTTCCACAAGGTTCAATAAATTCATGAACAATCGTACCTCCGTGTAATTCCACAATAGTTTTACAAATATATAATCCCAAACCAGAACCACAATTTGTGTTGAATTTTTCAAACAAATGTTCTTTGATATTATGTATTATGTGTTGATTATTGTCAGAAATTGTCATGATAATCGTTTGTTTTTTATGTGTATTTTGTTCAGATGATTTTCGGTACGAATGTTTAAATTTTGCAACCGTACTAGGGGATGGTCCGGACGGTAAATGTGGTGTAATTATTTTATAAAGTTTTTTTGTTACTTCTATAGTTATATTCGTTTTATGAGATAAATCTCTATATTTGATGGCATTTTTCAATATATTAATAATACATTTTTGTATATTGTATTTATCACCATAATTCCAATCATATAATTCGATATTAATGAGTATATCTAATTCTATTTCAAACGATTTAATATTATAATAAAGGATATGTTTTATTTTTTCAAAAAGATCATGAATAGAGAATGGTTCGAATATATTAAGTTTAATATTACTATCTTGAATAATCGCAAAATTGTTAAATATATCTTCTATAAACGTAATAGTTTCATCCATATTGTCGAGTACTTTTTTTTCATGATCTGAAATATTACTATTTTTCAACAAATATATTCCCGTAGATAATCTGTATATGGGTATACATAATTCATGAATAAACATTTTAAGATGATCATTATAATCAATTGTATTTTTTTTAATACTATTATGAGAAGGAGATACATTCGTATCATTATCAATATCTAAAAATTCTTCATTATATTTTAATGATTTATTGTTTGATTTATGATTGCTTGTACATAATGTTATAAATTTATCTAACGCTTTTTCTGTTTTTTCTTTTATTTTATTCATCTATAATTATTGATAGTATTAATAATTATAGAAAAAATATAAATTAAATAGTAGTCATGCTTTATCCTCTATTCTGGCCGGATTGTTTTTCAAAATCGAACTATATTCGTTTATGCTAACAATATGACCAGAATAAAGCCTATACAGAATAGAGATTATGTTTAAATTCAATTATATATAATGATCATTTACATTCATATTTGATAATTTATTACACATTTTATAGTCTTTATACAAATCAGTACAATCATCAATCGATGGATACCTATATTTCTTAAACATATCACGTATCCAAACTACCACATCCTCATCCGGAAATGTATGTTCCAACAACATGGCACGTTTCAATTTATTGTCGGGATATTGATTACTCATTTGCGCATAATCCTGTCCCAAAATGGTCGCCGCCATCATTTGAACAAATTTTTTTTGTATTTCAGATACATAATAATTATGACAAACAGTAATAAACCACCTAGTTTTTTCTGGTCCTAATGGTAGTAGATTTACACCAATAATCAAATTGTTTTCTTTGTTGTCTATTGTTTTGAACGACACACGTGACCAAGAGAACGTCGGGTATACATACATATGAAAATTTTTGGTAGTTTTCATGTTGTTATTCAATTTACTCATGATAGGATTGGAACAATAATCAAAAGACAATCCAATGTGATCCGATGGTAATTTTGTTGACGCATCTTTATACAAATACTGTTGTATGTTGGTGGGCGGTTTGCTGTTACCAAACCCAAGACGATGTACGTATTCTGGGTGCCGAATATCCATCGTATTTAATACACTATCAACCAATCCAGCGTCCATATCAATCACAAGATGAAAAGTTTCATAAGATGGATTATCATAAAACGGGACTTTATAAGGGGTTGGACGAAGAGGTTTATACGACCAAAACAATTTCCCTTGGAATTCCATCACTTCTCCAAAGGTATCCGTACTAGACATTTCCAGTCCGTGATATTGGCATTTTAAACAACCTTCGTTCGTGATGATCGCGTTGTCCAATTTGGAGCCCATATGACGGCAAATATTGATGACAGATGATAATTGTTGTGTGACTGGATTTTTCCAAATTGCTAGGGGTAATTCACCCACATTGATAATATAGGGACGATTGAAATTAATGTTTTTAGTGATACCTAAACAATGCCAGTTACGAAAAATATCCGTGGATGATTTCATTGGAGTAAATAACGCACTTATTTTACTTATCAAACAAAAAAATAATAATTTCATTTTGCTGAATAATATAATATGTATATTATGTTTCTATATCTTTGATTATTTTGATTTGTCCACATGAAATCGACGATGCGATTCACATCTCTGGCATGGTTTACCATTTTTCGTTGACATCCCACAGACATAAGCAAATGTACAGTTGGTTAATTGTTTTTTATTACGACGCCATTCAACAGAAGCTTCATCAAAATCAATATTTACATCGTATAATGGTGTATCAGTATTACTAACCATAGTATCACATGAAACGTATTCAGAATAACCCTTAGATGAACGAAGATGATAAACTCTTTCCATTTTTGGTGCTATTAATGTTATTTTATACAAAAAAATGTTATACAATCAATTTTGTTCCTCGGGTAGTTTTTTTACGAACCGCAGGTATAGTCATTTTGGTGGATTCTTCGTGAAACTTATGATGGCATTTTTCACATAGCGAGGCCAAATTTGCTGTATGATTTTTATGAAACGTCCCAACAAATCCTTGCGCATTTGCCTCGTGTTGTGGCATCAAATGATGGGTTTCCGTCGCCATTTCTTCGTTACAAATTTCGCATTTGCCACGAATTTTTTTCGCATTGTATTTCGTGACCGGTTTGGATAACTCACCCTGAGTATCTGGAAAATATTTGTTACGTATTTCGAATGCGGTATCAATAAAATCCTGTGGCATGTACAATGACGCACATACTTCCAATCCATACGTGCGAGAACCTTGTCCTTCTTTCAATTTACGGTCATACACCAAACAATCCTGTTCACGGTCGTAATACACCGACAAGTGCCGGAATGCGAGACGTTTAAGCGCTTGGATTTCTTCAAACTGTGCCATTTCGTGAAAATGCGTCGCAAACATATGACATGCTCCCTTCTGATGAAGTCCTAAAAGCGCAGCTGTAAAAATGCTGAGAGCCGACTCATTCTCAGTACCAGAGGCCAATTCATCCCCCAAGATTAAACTATGTTCATCCGCCATTTTCAATATCACCCGTAATTCAGACATTTCCACCACGAATGTCGACATACCCTTGAACAAATTGTCGTTGGACAAAATGCGTGAATAAATGGCCTTGAAGGGAGAATATACAAACTCTGTACATGGAACAAACATGCCTGCTTGGGCCATAATTACCGCAATACCTACGGCGCGGATGAGAGATGTTTTGCCTACTGCGTTGGTTCCATACAACAGCATTCCAATTGGTTCGTCATGTTCTCCTAATTTTAGGTCATTCGTTACATATGTTTCTTGTTGATTGATATGTTCAATGAGTACATGACGAATATCGCGAACCTGAACATACGACGATTCCGCCGAACATATCTTCGGACAACAATAATTATAGTGAAGTGCTGAATATACTTTCGCTTGAAATACGTCCAATTTGGCCACATATTTTGCCAGGTTCTCCAATTCAAAAAACCATTTTGTTTCAAATTCACCTAAAACCTGAGCATAAACTTCGGCAATGGTCTTGTTAATCGAATCGTCAATTTTACATAGACTTGAAATGGTGGTATTCAAAAGAGGGAAACTGATTTCATCTGTAGTAGACGCTGCCGTGACAAATTTTATATCTTCCAAGGAGAACCTGCCATCCATAATTTCTACATTACTTTTGCCCTTTTTGATGTTCTCTGAAATCGCGGCTTTCAAGAATAAACCGCGTTTCTTGGTGATCTGTAGAGTGGCCCCTGACTTTTCTGTTTCGTGGATTTTGATGTATTCAGATACATCCTGATCTTTCATTTGTGTTTTAAGTAGATCCGTCAAATAGGTACGTATTCCTTGAAACAATTGTCGACAATGTTCTCGAGTTTGAATTTTTCCATCGAGAACGGCGGACACACCAGGTTGAATAATGTTTTCTTCAAATGATTGTATTGTAGACACCGTTTTGCAAGCGTCTATTACCATACGTTTGTTCAAAAAATCCAGAATACTCTTACATGATTTTCCTATGTAATTTGTTTCCGTCAAATTTTTTTCGGAAGATGACATGGATCCTGATGATGTACGATAATCCGTCAAATAATCTTCGAGAACCATTTTTTTTATATTTTCTTGGTGTATTTCCTGGATGACAATTATGGATTGATACCAATGATACAACGAATTCGGATATAATTTTCCGAGAACCAATTGTCGGAGATTTTTCTCCATATCCCGAATACCACCCAATTGTTTTCTGGTTTTTTCCAAGAAGGGCTCGGGTTTTGAACATAGTACCATAGAAATCATGTTATATTCCGTATGTAGCCACTCAACATTGAAGGTGGGATTGGTCAATTGATGTTGAAACATGCGTTTTCCCATAGCAGTCACTGCCTTATTTAAAAAGGAGAGAACTGACGACAAATTACCACGTGGTTTGCCATGTCCAACCACATAATCATCGATAATATTCAGTTGTAATAAGGTGTGATTGGCGAGAACCATGCGTTGCGACGAATTATTGAATTTTGGGAGCGCGATTTTCCTGACCAAATTGGGATTGTGTTCTTGAATAAAATTCAGAAGAAAACACAACGATTGGGTGGCCACCGCATATTCGGAGAACTCGTGACAAATATCGTAAGTATCTTCACTGTAAAACGTGGACAATATGTGGCGTATATAGACTTGTTTTTCACAATTTTGGGTTTTTGTATTGGTGGGGTCTTCCGTATTCCATGTATGTACCATATTGGCATGAATCCCACAGTATTGTTGGATTTTTTCGAGATCCTTGGCGGGAAACGATGATAGGAAGAGAACCTCGCTGGGATTGTATACGGATACAAACCGTTCCAATTCGTCGAACGTGGTGGGGTTCATGTGATAAGGGCAATCGTGTTCAAACATGAAGGATTCTCCTGTGAAAATATTTACAGTGGACACACCGTAAATCAGGCGTTTCGGAGACGATTTAGAAACATCGAACCAAATACACATAATGTTGTTGGTGATTTGACTAGAAGTATCTACATCATAGGACATGTAGGTTCCTGGTGAATATACTGCGTCTAATTTGCGAGTGAATTTATTGTCAGCGGTTTTTTCTTGGATATATACAACGGCGGTGTAACCCCCCTCGGTAATCTTCGGTAAGTATTTTTCGAGGGAATAATCTCTGAAGCCGCTCATGGTTATCACGTCTTTTTCAATATATATTTTTTTTTCAGACATATTCAGCTGACAAATTTGTGAAACTTCTTGTATTTGACTTCCTTTGATTTCCCCGTTTTTATTGTCTTTAATACCATAGATTTCAAAAAACGAACCTACTTGATACAGGATAACCGTATTTTTACCATATTCTATTTGGTGTTTCTTCGTAAGTTCCAAATATTCATGAACCAATGTATTCGAGAACGACATCTAATATGTATTAGCAAGTTGTATTTATATTTGTAAATAAAATATAAATACACTACTGTGTTATATCGTTTGTGTCACGATATAATGTAAACAATATCGTTTGACAAAATAATGTATTTTTACTGTATATGAATAACTATAATACAATAATTATTGGCTCAGGTATATCAGGTATTTTTACATTAAAACATTTAATTGAGGAAGGTAATAGAGATATTTTGGTTTTAGACAAAAATCCAGAATCTTTCGGAGTATGGAATATTAAAAATAAACCCAGTGTTTTTGAAAATACATATTCAGTATCTTCCAAATTATATATGACAATAAGTGATTTTCCCTTACCAGAAACAACCGCAGAATTTCCGCATCATAGTGTAATTTTAAATTACTATAAAGATTACGCAAAATATTTTAATTTACTACAGTACGTAAAGCAAAATGTCACTGTTTATAAAATAATAAAAAATGACGATAAATGGACAATTTATACCAACGATAAAACTTATCACGCACAGTATGTTGTGATTGCGTCCGGAACAGTAAATGATTGTCCAAACATACCAGATGATGAATTTTATAAAAAATTTACTGGAGAAATATATCATAGTGATTCTTATGAAAAAATAAAGAATGTCGAGGGTAAAAAAATATTAATAGTTGGTGGTAGCGACACGATGTCAGATTTCGCAATGGAGTTAAAAAATAAGAACAAAGTTACTGTCTCTATTAAAAATGGTACATGGTTTCAACAGAGAAATTTCGGCGCTCATGAAGGAGGAGATATGTTTTATAATAGATTTGCGGATTACGCTATAAAAAATATTACAACAAAAAAATACGTAGATTATAACACGAATCCTTATTCAATTAATAATATGCAGTTTTGGTGGGGAGAAAGAGGTTCAGGTATTGATATTTGGCAATCGAAATGTGATTATTTAAATTCTTATTATGTAAAGTCAAGAGAAACTATCGAACAAGTCGCAAAGGGTATAATTACACCTGAAAACAAAGTTAAAAACATTGATCAAAAAACGGTAACATTTGAAACTAATAATTCGGATGATTTTGATATTATACTATTTTGTACAGGTTATAAACCGTTAAAATGTATGAAATTCATAGACGGTAATATTGTAAATTCTCCAAAATATAAACATATTTTTTATAAAGATGACCCATCTATTATGTTTGTCGGTTTTATAAGACCATTTTTGACTTCTATACCTATGATAAGTGAATTACAATCAAGGTGGGTAGCAAAATATATATGCGATAATGTAAAATTACCGAGTAATGACGTGATGTCATATGAAATTAAAAACGATATTTTAAATCAACAGAAAGAATTTCCGTGCGCTTCAGAAAGATTAAAAACTATTGTAGATCCTTATGACTACTGTAATCTAATTGCTAATAACATCGGTTCGAATGTTAATATGTTTACTATATTAATTACTGACCCATATTTATTTTATATGATTTTATTTGACTCATGGAATCATCATATTTACAGATTAAATGATAAAGATATCGAAAAACAAAAAATAGCAATCGAAAATATAAAAAAAACACATAACAAAAAAATTAGTAAAAAAATACGATGGTACATATATAATAGTTTTATTTATTATTTATTTTGGTTGATATTAATCCTTCTTATTATCATTAATATTTATTATTTTCAATACACCAAAATAAATAAGTTTATAAAATCACTAGGTTTATTCAAAATACGAAGAAGATATAAATGAGTTAATAAAAATATTTTGTTATTGTATAGAATGTATACCATCACAAACTACACGCGTCGTCAAGCAAAAAAACTAAGGGTCACCGTAAAGCGATCTACCAATCCCGCGAAAAAATTGGATGTATTTAAGAATGGTGTAAAAATCGCCACATGTGGTGCGACTGATTACAATGATTATCCGACCTTTTGGAAAAAATTCGGAAAAAAATATGCGGATACGCGTCGCAAACTCTACAGAATTCGTCACAAAAAAGATCGCAAAGTTGTCGGGACAAATGGATACTATGCCGACAAATTATTGTGGTAATTATACATCAAACTTCTACACGCACATATCGCACAAGAACCAGGAATCATTACGTGTAAAAAAAACATATGGGTATACACATTACGATAGTAGGCCATCTCGCGTGCTGGGGAATTAGGCATGGTGTATTTCAATGAAAAATAATGAAAATGATTGTTGGTTTTATCACGGTTTTCAGAATTAGTTACTTGATAATAAAACAAAGTTTCATTCACGACAAACATGACAATGGCTATAAAAACATGTACATTCCAAACTGTTTGATAATACGGAGTAAACCGAACAATATCAATAAACGTCATACGTGATACAGAACTCACTGTCAATATAATGTCCACTATTTTGATTACGGTCATACGGCGAACACAATTCCAATGGAGCATCGTGGAAACATACAGCAAAAATAAATTACAACTCAATATATGATATTCGAGAACAAAAGCTAATAAACTGTCAAACAAAATAAATTGTGCGCTACAAAATGCGTGTCTGGATATATGTTGTGGAACAATAATAGTTGAATCAAACATACCCGTATTTAGAATCATATTTTTATGTAAGTAAATTTTATTATTTACATGGACATTTTTTACTATAAATTTTTCTTCCAATTTATGGAAGCATTCGCATTTATTTTACCTGCTTTACCATCATCTATATGGATTAGATTAGCTATTTTACTGACGTATTTGATTATGCATTACTACAAGATCCAATACAAATATGTTCAATTCAAAAATAAGTATGTTACACCGAGAATTCAAGAAGAAAAAAATGTAGATTTTTCTCTACTTCCTCTGGAGAAAAATGTGAAGGAAATCAATCATGAGAATATATAGCCATCATTCGTTGTCGTTCATCTGGTGTCATGAGTCCCCAATACACACGCAATTCATGTTCAGTGTCTAATCTATCCAAAATGGTAAAATAACGAATAGCATGTAAATCATTTCTTATACGTACATGCCTAGATAAAATATCAGTTATAAACGTCATATTTAACGCGTCATCACGTGTAATAAACAGATGAATGTCATTTGCTAACCAATTTCTATCTTCTGGTTCACATTCATGTTCTCCAACAATCCAACGTTCATAGTAAACCTTACCTATTATATGTAATGTGTATGAATAATTACGAATATCTTCCAATAAAATAGCCGGCTGTGGATTGTAAGTATACTGTATAATACGATTCACAATTTCTTCGGGTAACATTTTCAAATATTTTTCCATGATATGATTTATGATATAATATGTAATATATTACACTTTCAATTTTATTGTTCCGATTCTCCATTCAAAAAATTATACAACAAATTATCTGGATTATGATTTTGTATTTCACCACACATCATTTGTGCGTTTTCATACATTTTCCTGAGAACCTCATTCGGAGCAATGGAACCAACACGTATAAAACCGTGCTTAATCAAATATTGTTTCACATCTTTGATAGGGACCTGTTTTAAGAGTTGAGCCTGAGTGGTAATATTTTTACGAATAGTTCTGTTACTTATCAACACAGATATTCTTGGTGCGACCTTGGAACGTCCCACACGGTATGTTCTCCGCATCGTCTTCTGGCACTGTTTGGGGCGCTTTATTTTTTTAGGGATTTTTAATTCCTTCATTTGTTTCATTTGTTCTCGTTGAACAATATCTGTCCATTTTTGAGACTCCGGTTTTTGAAGACGCATCGGTTCGGGAGAAGACGCAAGTTGATTGACCCTGGTTATTTTAGACCGCTGACGTATTTGTTCTATTCGCTGTTGGGTGGGGTCTAAAACATTTTGCGCAATCAATGGTTGAATCACTGGAGAAGTATACGACCGTTGTGTACGGGTTTTCCATGTTCGATAGGTGGGTTTTGTTCCATTTTTTAGACATCCATATTCAGGATCATGTCTAATACTTTTTTTGGGTGTATTCAAAATAGGTTGTCCCAACTCAATAGGCATTTCCAGTGAAACAGATTCATTGGTAGGAATAAAGATACTGCTGGGTGTATTTAACACATTATGTAAATTTATGTCATCACGATGTTTCAATGTGTAATTATTCCCAGGAACATGTTCTCGTTTGTCCAATTCTTTGGTTAATTTTAACAAATAATCCATAGATTCCTTAAAATCGTGAACTCCTTCCGAATTCGGTAGATGTTTCAAGTCGTCATTTTTTGGTAGTGGTATTTTCTCTTTTCGATTTGATTCTTTATGTATTTCTTCTTGAAAACTACGTATATGCTTTAATAATTTTCTTTTTAAGGTTTTTGTGGTCTGTTCCTTACCATCTTCACTATTTTTTACTTTTATTTTTGGTGGTTTATTTTCACCTCTTCTTTTTCGTGTTGTATTTGTTGTTGGGAATTTAAATAAATCTGGATTAATTTTAATGGTTCGCTTATCAGTAATATTTGACATAAAATGAATAATATAGTTGAAATAAATATATTATTCATTTATTTTTTTAGAGTTTATACTACGGAAATCTTGTACCCACATAAATTGGAGAAAAATGGTTATGAATCCAATTTTAATCGTATTTATGTGCCAAAGCGGTTAAACGAATCCATTTATTAGCGATCCATTTTTCACCACCTATTACACCCATTCCACCGTGCAAAGATTTTGGCAAAATTTCGCCGTCATCGTCCACATTATAAAAAATGGCTGCCTTTCCCATTTCAGGTTTAATCGAAGTATGAATATTGGGAAAATGTGTTTCGCCTCCTTCAAATCCGTCATTTAAATACATAATAAATGTAATAAATCTAGGTCCTAAACCTCCATTAAGTCGTTTACAATCATCTGTTTCTTTGTTACACGCGTCGTAATGTGGTTTATAAAATCCTCCTTCCTTATATTTTACTACTTGTAATTCTTCTTGACTTTTTACATCCGTATGGGTGATTTTTGCGATACGTTCAGATATAGTAATCAACATAGGATCATCTAAATCCTTTAACCAACATTGTTCACTAATTCGTACATTGTCGTCTTGAATATCCGTATCAGATGTATAAACACGACTTTTACTCAACTTACCTTGAGATATTTCCTGAATTTTTTGACACTCTTCTTTGGAAAGAAAATTCGGTATTTCTTTAATATAATAATCACCATTACGTGTAAATGGAACATAACGTTTTTTTTGAAAAAAATAAGAATGAGATAATAATAGCAAGATAACAATAACTAATACTAGAATAATACCCAAATATTTCATAATAATAATAATAATATATAAGGGGAAATTAACAATACAATCC